GATTTGTATAAACAATTTACAGCCCCTTCCGGACAATGTTCAGAAATGTCTAATGTCTAGACCTGATTGGCTACCCTACGCCATGCTGATTGACAGTCAGCAATCACAGATGTCGTTAGTTTACAGTGACTTAGCCGTACCGAGGTGCTGATCAGAGTCTCATACCCCAAGATCTGACCCCCGTGGGTCTATTGTCATGTCGATTTCAAAAAGCCAGTAAACCTTCGACTTGTTGTTGTTGTTGTTAGGCTTTTGTTAAAGGAGTCCCAAATGAAGAAACCAAAGGGTCTATATGCCAACATCGCAGCCAAGCGTCGTCGTATAGCAGCTGGATCAGGTGAGAAGATGCGTAAGCCTGGGACTAAGGGCGCACCGTCGGCTAAGGCATTCAAAGCGGCTGCTAAGACAGCCAAGAAGAGGTAACACAGATGGCTTTAGAGTCAGGAACATACTTAAACAGCTTAGTAACCAGCAATCCTACAGCAACTGATGCATTAGCCCAGGCTGATGACCACCTTCGTCTCATCAAGTCTGTCCTGGTCAATACGTTTCCTAACCTAGCTGGTGCTGTTACTGTAACCAACGGTGAACTTAACATCATCGACGGATCTACATCAGCTACTTCAGTCACCCTAGTGGACGCAGACACTGTCGTCGTCAACGACGGTGGGACTATGGTTCAAGTGGCACTTAGTGACCTAATCACCTATATAAACGCAGGGATGACGCTAAGAGACGACGTAGTCACCACGGCTTCCCTGGGTGACGCAGTGGTATCCACAGCGAACCTGATCAACGGGTCGGTCACTAACGACAAGATTGCAGCTGGTGCTATCTCAGCTTCTAAGATATCAGCTGACGTATCTTTCTCATCCGGCATGGTCATGCCTTACGCTGGATCAGCTGGAGCACCTACAGGCTGGCTATTGTGTTACGGACAGGAAGTATCCAGGGTAACCTACGCAGACCTCTACACTGCTATCGGCACTACTTACGGTGTCGGTGACGGATCGACTACCTTCGCGCTGCCGGATCTCCGTGGTCGCGTAATCGCCGGACAGGATGACATGGGCGGCGCGTCAGCCAACAGGCTCACGTCTGCTCTTAACGGTGATACTCTAGGTGCAACTGGCGGTACTGAGGATGTTACGCTTACAGCTGCACAGTCAGGTCTACCTGCACATACGCATACAACTGACCTTGTGACTGTGAATACTGGCAGTGGTTCTAACTCCGCTAAGACTGGTTACTACCACACAAGCCTGGGTGCTTCCGGACAAGATCCAATAGCTTCTACGCAAACAACCAGATCAGAAGTGTCTAATAGTAACACCACCCAGGATGCGTCAAGCTCACACAGTAACGTCCAGCCTACAGCTATCCTAAACTACATCATTAAGACATAGGACAAACCCATGGTTATGCTTCCGGTACGTGACTTAGGTGCAACTGGACTCATAACCGACGTATCACCTTATAACCTGCCGCTGAATGCATACAGTAAGGCGTTTAATGTGCGGTTTGATGAAGGCAAGGTTAAGAGATCATCAGTCTTTCGCACCATAGTTGATAACAGCGGCTTCTTACCCAGGGCTGCTGTCGCTAATACCCCGACCAGTGGTTTTGATACACTTGTATGTGTTTCTGACGCCTGGTCAATCAAAGAGCTTATCAACGGCACATACTTAGACAGATCAGGTTCTATCTCTGGATCTACAGACCCAAGGCCGTTCACGAGTACTACCCTGGCTAATATCAGTTACATCAACAGAGAAGACCGTGTGCCTGTCTACCGGACAGCTAATGGCACTAACTACGCTGACCTTCTTAACTGGCCTTCAGACCACAGATGTAAGTCGCTGAGGGCATACGGTGACTTCTTGGTTGCTTTGAACACGACAGAAGCATTAGTCAACTTCCCAACCAGAGTGCGGTTTAGTGACATCGCTCTGGCTAACAATGTTCCATCCAGCTGGGATGACACAGACACAACAAAGTCAGCTGGTTTTAACGACCTGGTGGATCTCAAAGACCCGATCCTAGACGGTTTAGCACTCCAGTCGAACTTCATGATATACACACAGTCTGAAGTGATGCAGATGGAGTTCGTAGGCGGGACGTTTCTGTTTAACTTCCGCAAGCTGTTTAACGATGCTGGATTAATCAATAGTAACTGCGTCGTCGAAGTCGAGGGCAGACACTACTGTTTTGCTAAGTCAGACATATATGTACACGACGGAACATCCAAAGAGTCCATATGTGACAACCGCATCCGCGAGTTCATCTTCAAGAACATCAACGCGAAGAACGTAGACCGCTATTTTGTACACCACGACCCAGTGTTGAACGAAGTACACTTCTGTTTTCAGTCAGGTGACCCTGACGCTTACTTCCCGAATGCCGACAGATGTAACAGGTCAGCTGTTTACAACTACAGAAACAACACCTGGTCGATCATGGATCTGCCTAACGTATCTGCTTCAGCTGTTATCAACGTAAACAACGTCAAGACCTACTCTGAGTCAACTTTGATCACCTACGACGGTGTTGGCGGCAGCTATTACGACCAGGAAGACAGCTTTAACAGGCAGTCAGTCATGGTTGGTGAGACGGATACAACAGACGGCATCACGTCATCCAAGGTTTACGGCCTAGATACAGCTGATAATGGCCGGATGACCTTCGAGATTGACAATGAGGCTACAAAACCAGTGCTTCTAGAGCGCATCGGTATGGATATGGACGAGATCAAGGAGCGTTTGTCCGGTTATAAAGTAGTTAATGCTATTTACCCGCAAATGCAGACACAAAACACTGAGTTAACCACCGTGACTTTCGAGTTCGGTGCGTCTGACATCCCTCAGAATACTCCGACGTTCAGTGAGACTAGAACTTACGACATTTCGTCTGACTACAAGATCGACAGTCGTGTCAGTGGCAGATACCTGAGCTACAGGCTTATCTTCAGCGACAATAAGGACGTTGAGTTTAGCGGTTTTGACTTGGATGTAACAGCAACAGGTAGGCGGTAAGTCATGGCTATCAATAATAAAACAGAATTGACCGTTTTAGAGTATTCAAGAAGCCAGCGTCCTGTAGTTAACAACGACATGGCTAAGTACCTGCTAGACGAGCTTCAGCGGCTACAGAATAGCATCAACTCTCTTACAAACGCTGCAATACAGGTTGCAGACCGTGAGCCTGAGAACCCCCAAAAAGGGATGGTTAGGTATAACAAAAGCCCGTGGGATGCCCTGGGCAACTCAAGTGAGGGGCTTGTCGTTTATAACGGCACGGCCTGGGTGGCTGTATGAAGACGCCTGTCATTGTTAAAGAAGATTATATCCTCTGGTATGAACCAGTCAGTATGGATGATTCTTTACATGTGTTTGTACACTGCGATGTTAAGCGGTGGTCACCACGGATAAAGAGAGCACTCAAAGAGGACTTCGAGACACTTAGATCCCTAACTAAAATGCCTGCCTACGCGCTGCATGACGTTGGAGATACTAAGCATCTAAAGTTCCTTATCATGTTTGGATTTGTACACGAGATAGACTTGCCGGAAGCCAAGTCGTTGTTCGTATTGGAGTAGAAAATGGGTGAAGCAGCTGCATTACAGGCATTTGGTTCTATAGCAGGTGGACTGCTAGGAGGGCGTGGAGCAAGAAACAACTCAAACGCTATGAACGAGATGAACCGCTTGAACCGTGAAGGCTTTGAGTTAGCCAAGCCGTACATCAAGCGTATGTACGAAGGCGGTGCAGCTGGCTTAGACAACATCCTGGATAAAGGTTATTATACAGGCGCGACTTACGCTGGCCTTAATCCTATACAAGAACAAGCAGCTAGAGGACTGACAGCTTTTGGTCAAGCTAACGCAGGTGAAGGCCAGAGACTTATGGATCAATCCAGAGGCTTTGGGCAGAACTACGCTGATATCTTCAATAGGGCGTCTACAGGCGGCATGAGTGCAGCACAGGACTACGCCCTGAATAACTCTGATCCTTTAGTCCAGGCTGCTATGCGCGACAGCACCAGGCAGCTTCAAGAGCAGACACTTCCAGGCATCAACAGACAAGCGTCTATGTCCGGCAACGTCAATTCTAGCCGTGCAGGTGTTGCTGATGCAGTAGCACAACGTGCGTATGACGACAGACTTTCTGACGTTACAGCTAATGTTCAAGACCAGCTGATGGGTAGAAGCCTGTCGCAATTTAATAGCGATCTGAGAAACCAACAGGCAGCCAATGACGCCCTGAAGACCACCTACGGTGTTGGGTTCAACATGACTCCAGCAGCACTTGGCATGATTGGAAGAGGCGAGGGCATACTTCAGTCAGATCAACAGATGGAACTAGACGCAGCACGTCAGATGTTCGAGGGTCAGCGTGACTTCGATATGAATGCTTACCAGAACTTCGGTGCTGGTATCTTAAACCGCGCACCTATGTCACCAGGAATGAGTGCTAAGGCTAATTACTATGACCCAATGATGAGTGGCATGATGGGTGCTATGCAGGGCTTTGGTGCTGGCGGCAAGCTAGCTGACAGTGGCTTCAGCTTCAGTGATCTGTTTAGCTCACCTACAGTTGCTCCGGTAAGTAATGCTGGGTTTGGTGGATACGACAGCTTTGGTAATGCAAATGTGTATAATGGTATTAGGTAAGCATGTCATCTCAGCTGATACCTTACCCCGTCGCTTATGAGGGCATCCTCTCACGCCCAGGGATGTCAAGCCCACTCCTTCTAGACGCTATAAGGTTTGCTGAGACTGGTCACTTGTCGCCTGATAAAGCTAATCAAGCCACGTCATCAAAAGGTGCTATCGGTGCATACCAGCTGAAGCAAGATAATCTCCACGACATGGGCTACGGTGTAAGACCAAACATCACTGTCCAGGAAGCCAGAGATCCTGTCGCAGCGCGTCAGATCGCGCATAACTACATCAATGGATACCGTAATCACCACGGGTTTGAAACCATCCAGGACTCTTTAGCCGCTTACAACATGGGTGCAAACGCATACTCAAAGTGGAAAGCATCGGGCGGTGATTGGAATGATCTTCCAAACGAGACTAAGCAATACCTATTGAGAGCATCACGTTATATCGAAAGAAACCCAGAACAGTTTAATAACGCTGGCGGCATGATGGCGAACTTCTCGCAGATGCAGCCTCAGCAGCAGACACAAGGTAACAGTAGTATGGCTCAACCAAATCAACAGCAGAATAACATGAATGCATTGATGCAAGCTATGAATAACACCCAGGCAGGTGTGAATATGATGTTTGGCGGCAATATTCCAAATCCATCTCTTGTTTACCCAAATGCAACTAATACACCCCCAAATCCTAATGCTGTTGTTTACCCAAATGCAACTAATACACCCCCAAATCCTAATGCTGTTGTGCCTTTAAACCAGATTCCTCAAAATGGGTCGCAACAGTTAAACCCGCAGCCTAGTGCATCTGGTGGACTAGGAAACGCTATTTTAGGTGCGGTCAAAGGATCACCATTCTTTCAATATATGGATGATGGCACAGTCACTATGCAGGGCATGACTGCTCCTGTCCCTGCGCTACTTGATGAAGTTGGAAAGACTGCACTTAATAACTTACCAAACAATGAACTAGTTAAAAAAGTGCCTAGTAGCCAGGGTGTTCTGGATGCTTACAACAAGATGAACGCACCAGATGTTACAAAGATAGAAAACGTGCCGACAACACAAGGCGGTGCGTTGACTACTGGTAATAGATACAACTCAGCACTTTCTATGTCTGCCCCTAAAGCAATGGATATCAACGAAATGATGATCCGTATGGGGTCAGCTGGTCTAGGGCAAGCTCAGAATGGCGGCCTGGCAATGATGTCAGCGGCTGGTACTGAATACGGCAATCTTATGGATATGCAGCGCAGTGATGCCCTTGCAGCATACCAGGCTTCTTTGTCTGCAAAGCCGAACGGTAAAGATGATGCAGAAGTTCGTGAGAGAATAGCAGGTATGGATCAGACGCTATTCGACATGAATAAAGCGATTGGATTACTTGAGCAGGGGGGCGTTACAGGTCTTCTTCAGGGTACTATTGGGGCTACATGGGATAGTTTCATGGGTAACCCTGGTGCTAATACACGTTTGCTTCTAAGAAAACTAAGAGTAGATGATGCACTTCTGCGTGTTGCACAGACCAAAGGTGCAATCTCAAACAATGAAATGAAGTTGTTCTTATCTCCTGCACCTAGCGAACTTGAAGATGAACAGGTTTGGATAGGGTGGATCAATGATCGTATGCAAGCCATCCGAAATGTCAGAAGCAGACTTGCACAGGGCATATCACTAAACGATAGCGAAGCTGCAACATCTAACCAGGTATCACAATACACTGGAACTCCACAGACGCTATCTAATGGCTCAACTGTCATTAATTTAGGTAAAGTATAGGTATATCATGGCTCGATATCAGGTAGGTCAAAGCATCTACGAGATCCCCGACAACCTCACACCTGAGCAGTTAGATCAAACACTTGTTGAACTATCCTACAACGAAGGCATCGCAGAACGTCAAGGCGCACTTGGTTACGGTGTTGACCAAGCGCAGATGATGTTGGGTAAGGGTGTTGAAGTCTTCGGTAACCTGACGGGCAGTGATACTATCGCAGACTACGGAACAAGCGTTGTCCAACAGCAACAGAAGGACATCGCGCAGGGCGGCTACATCCCGACTTACAACAAACCTTTGAGTGAGTATGTCGGATCAGGTGATTTCTTCGGTGCGTTATGGGAAAAGACCCTGGAAACAGCACCTTCTGGCGGGGCTGCATTGGCAGGTACAGCCGCAGCTGCCGTAGCGTCAATTTACAGCGCACCAGCTGCCGCTGTGATTGGTGGAACGACGGCAATCGGCACAGGTCTGATGGGTGCTGGCGAAGTAGCCATGGAACAAGAAGAAGTATCAGGAGCTTATGACCCAGCACAGGCTGCAAGCCTGGGTGCTTTGATTGGTCTGCTTGATAAGTTTGGTGCTGGTAAGGTTATACCTAAAGACAGACTAGCAAAGATGACACTAGGCGAGCTGACAGAAGAGCTTACTAAAAAGGGTTACGGCACAGCTGCAGTAGAAGTAGCAAAACGCGCAGCTAAGAACGCTGGAATAGAGGGTGTCACCGAAGCCGGACAAGAAGGACTAGTTGTTGCAGGTGGTGTCGCACAAGGCGGCCAGTATACGCCCCAGCAACTAGGATCTAGAGCTTTTGAAGCCGCTGCACTAGGCGGCACTATGGGCGGTGGAACTAGTGTTGCAGTTGATACTGCCAAAGGTGCTGCAAACCTAGCTGGCAATGTTGTATCAGGCGTTAACACATCTTCTAAGATTGTAGGCAATGACGAAGCTGCAGCCGCAGACTTTGCTAGAGATCTACAGAATATGATAGAGGTCAATGACCTTGATATTAACGATCTAGACAAGCAGTCTACAGGCGGTGTCCGTCAAGCTGTAGACAATCTGCATATCCGGTATGACGAAGAGATGAAACAACTCATCAAAGATCTTCGCGAACGTCTGCAGATCAAGGACGGAGATCCCAGAGATCTGGTGCTTAAAAAGATACTAGCCAAGGTTGCTTATCGCGAAGCCAGAAACAAAACCAAGTCCAGTGTCGGTAACGAAGAGATGCAAGCTGTCATGGATTTGACAGGCGACACTGCCGAAGGTCAACAGCTGGCGTCAATTATGCGTCGGATGAACGAGCTAACAGGACTTCACAACGGTGGCTACCAGGGCGGTGTTAGCCGTATTACAGACAGCTTCTCACCGCTTGGATCGACTATTGGATACGACAAAGGTCAGGCATCATTTGAACGCCTGGCGCGTCCTATCGCCACCATGGGTGCTGCAACTATCAATCCGCTGATACCTGTAGGACAGGCAGCTGCAGTCGGTGCTGGTCGGATTATAGACCGCATCACCGGAAGACGTAATAAGGTTCAGCGGTATATCCAGGGCAACATCAATAACCAAGGCGTCCAAGCCACTGACGCACCGTCAGTCCGTGAACAGGCTAGACAGCGTGAATTGACTGCTCAGATGCAGCAAGAGCAAGAGCAGCGGAGACGTGAACAGGAGCAGAGAGACTCTCAAGAGTTAAGCACTAACCTGTTTCTCACAGGTGCAAGAGCAACACCAAGCAGCCCACAGGACGTGATGGAGCAGTCCACTGGTTTGGATACAAATGGATTGATGCGTATATTATCAATCATAAGCAGAACAGCTACAAATCCAGTCTTGAAACGCGCAGCTAACCAGGCCGCTGAGAATGCAATCTCAGGTAAGACTGTTGTTCCTGAAGTCAAAGATATGAGCTTGTTAATTCAGGAAATCAATAAGCGTCTAGACAACGTGCCGGATCTTGGAGTCACTAGAGTTAGAGAACCTATCCGCGATTTCAACCCAGAAGGCGTACAAGCACAGCCTAGAGGAACTACAGACCCTAAAGGCGCAAACTACGAGCGCGGCATTAGAGACAACCAGGCAGCTGTAGACGAGCTTGTTGCAGCTGCAGACGCTGACGACACTCTATCGCCTGGTGATAAGTCTGTCGTAAAGACAGCACTAATGGCTATGCGTAAGAACCTGGGCGCAGACCCAGCTGGTCGTGTCCGGAGTATTCTAGACGAAGCAACGGCTAACCTTAGTGCTAGATCCATTGCTGACACATACTTACTGCCGTATGTCCAGCGTGTAGAAGCCCAGGCTAACGCTGCTCCAGAGCAGCAACAGCAAGAAGCCCCAGCACAGCCAGACGACGATGGTAGCATCTTAGGTCAGTTTCCTGAGATCAATCAGAGTCAAGAGCCTAGACTAGACCAGCCTATTGAAAACGATCCAATGCGCGTGTCTACAAGAGTTCCTGCAGGAAAGAACGCCCTTGCTGATCCACTTACTGAAGACTTGCAGGTAAGCGTAGAGGCAATTAAGTCTTCTCCTGGTAATAAGAACGGCACTGTATTCGAGCGTATGCTTGATAAACTAAATGCATATGTAGGCATGAAGGGGTTCAGCCGTGACAACCGTGGCAGTAATTCCATACCAAGTGACAGACAGTTCATTGAGTTAGTAAAAAGAAACCTACTGCATCTCTATAACTCAGTGACGCCTGAGTATCGTGAAAGAGCCAGGAAGTGGTATGCGGGTGCTAATCGTCTATCCAAGGCTGTAGGTGAGAGATTTGGGCTAACTACGCCTCAAGTAGCTGGCGTTATGGCAGTCCTGTCTCCACAGCAAGACTGGTACATGAATTACGACATCGGTGTCCGTGTTATCGATACATACCTTAACCAGCAAGACGCTGTATTCGGTGAAGCAGAGCAAGCCGCCTTTCAGAAGATGATTGATGAAACTGAAGCTAGGCTAATTAATGAAGGTAAAGATCCGGCAACAGCACCGTCTTTAGTAAGTTATAAGATTAAGTTACAAGAGATAAGTGGTAAGAAGCTGAAAGACTTACCTTTGAAAGAACAGGCAATGTTTGTTCGTTTCTGGGATGCTGCAAACAATCCTAATGGCGGCAGCCATCAGGTTATTAGCCCTGAAGGTGAGCTAGTTGGAACTAGAATGAATGAAGACGGTGTAACACCTTCTAGCATACGTTTTAACGGCTTTGGCATGGTTGAGAAAGCCATTAACATAATCAATAACGGCAGCCGTGAGACTGTTCATATTAACCTTGGAACAAGACACAAGGTCAGAAGTTTCTATAATAACATACTGAACCCATTCAGCGACAAGGGTGATGTCACTATCGATACCCACGCTGTCGCAGCTGGTCTTCTACGGCCTTTAGCTGGTTCTGATATAGAAGTCAGCTATAACTTAGGCACAGCTGGTGAAGGGTCTAAGCTATCGGGAACTATGGGATCTTACGGGGTCTATGCTGACGCATATCGTGAAGCAGCTGCAGAAGTTGGTGTCTTACCAAGAGAGATGCAGTCTATCACCTGGGAAGCCATCAGAGGCTTATTCACATCTGGTTTTAAGACTAAAGCTAATAAAGCCAAAGTAAAAGAAATCTGGCAAAGATACGACGACGGTGATATAACATTAGAACAAGTTTATGGAGAAATAGATGGCATCGCTGGCGGCATTAATAAAGCGGCTTGGGAAGGAAGCAGCCCAAGACTCGACACTGCAGTCCCTGGACAGATCGGGGATACCAATCAACCAGGAGTCTTACCTAGCACTGATGGGCGAGGAGTTCTTAATGACCCCTCTGGATCAGATGGACGCGGAGTTACTAGCGGAACTGCCGGAGTACTTCAGCAAGCTGCCGAAAGCGAAGGGACAGTCCAAAGCCAAGAGCCAGCCCTTGACAGAGCCGATAACGGACAACCCGAAGGGGATACTCAACGATCCGAACCTAATACTTCCGTAGCCGGAAGCAGACCAGCCAATCCAGCTGAACTGCGTGAAGCTGACGGAGTAGTCAGAGCTATCTTCGAGGTAGGCAAGCCAGGGTCACCGTTTGAGAACGGTATTAAAGACATCCGGACTGTTCGGTCTGTCGTCGAAGCCTTCCACCATGTGTTCATCATTGCCAAGAACAGCGCACAGCTTAGCAAGTCTTTTAGAGGCAATCTTGGTTCTGGCTTCTCCAGAGGCGGGTTTGAAGCAAAACAAGGTAAACCAGGCGGCAGCGGAACAATAGCCGTTCTGAGTGGAGACTATGTAAACCCTAAGAACCCCAAGAAGACTGGCGGTGGTAAAAACCGTGAGTTATGGGTCGCGCTGCATGAACTTGGACATGCCATAGAAGCAAACTTCCGTTTTGGTAAAAACAGACAGGACGAAGACGGTGTTCTTTCCTCTACGTCTTACTACAGTCCTGTCAAAGGTACTGCAGTAAAAGGTGGTAACGTCTACGAAGATACCTTCCGTCAGATCATGACCGCTATACTAGGTACGCAGTCAGTCAATTCCAAAGCTAATTCAAAGAAACGCGAAATCGGTAAAGCAATATACGATGAGGTCGTTGCTCTGCAGCGTAAGGGATTTATCCCAGGCACTGACATGCGTATTCGAGATAGTTACAAGACATTTGAGCAATTAAGTCCTGAACTTCAAGCTGTGAACAGAAAGCGATTGAAAGATAATGAAGCCAATTACTTCCAATCCCCAGAAGAGATGGCTGCAGACGCTATCGCCTATTATCTAGCTGATCCACAGCTGGCGAAGCAGAACATGCCTATGACAGCTAAGTTAATCCGTGAGGCATTCGCAAAGAATAGTACTGTTCAATTCTTTAACCTGCCGCTGGGAGTACTTCTGGCTGGTGTTATCGCAAACATGGCTGTCGCTATGAAGGAAGACGAAGAAGAGAAAGCTGCACTGTCCCTGGGCGGTGGAGCATTATCAGCATAAGGAGAGCAAATGCTTAGTAGCGCAACTGAATTAGTAGCGTTTATGGAAAACATTAACAAAGTCACCGACAACCCAAAGCTGGATAACTCCGACAAGAAAGCAATTCTCGAAGAAATGATAAGAGAATTACCAGCTGAACAGCTTTGTCGATTTAGCAAAGAGACTAGACGTATTGTTAATAGAACCTTGGATGAGGCCATAAATGAAACGGAGACAAAGACCAAAAGCACCAGCGCGGTCAGGTCTAAAGCACCCCCAAAAAGCCCCGAAGAGAAACTACTTCGCGGAACTGGACAAAACCCCAGAGGGAAGAGCACTAAGACTAAAGTGGGCAAGGGAGCGTAAGAAAAGCACTGGCCGCCCAGTTGGTGTTCCTGACGGCTATCGTAAACACATGATAGACCCGATCAGAGAACGTGAGAAACAAACCGCAAAAGAGATTGTATCAGTCATGACCGAACAGTTTGGTATTGAAGATAAGTACGCCACAGAGGCACTAGAAGCCGCTGTAGAGATCCTAAGAGTACCTGGGGAAACCAGGGAGCGACTAGCCGCTGCCCGCCTTGTGCTCGACTTCACAAAACAGAAACCAGCCAGCAAGAATGAACTGTCGATAGGCAGAGCAGAGCAGTTTCTAGAGACACTAATTGTAGATCATAAAGAGAGCATAGAACATGAGAAAGGAACTTCAGGAAGTCCGGCAGCGACTGTATGAAGACTTCGGGTTTTATTCAAAAGCAGCACTGAAGATAAGAACTAAGAAAGGCGAAGTTTCGCCACTTGATCTGAACCCTGCACAACAGATACTAAACGACGCAGTTACAGAACAACTAGAAGCCGAAGGCAAGATCCGCATAATCATTCTGAAAGCACGGCAGCAAGGTCTGTCCACTTATGTTGGCGGTTATCTGTACTTCTCAGTGAGCCAGCGAAAAGCGCAAAAGGCCATGGTGGTAACGCACCACGCTGACAGCACCAGGGCATTGTTTGATATGACCAGGCGTTATCATACTCACTGTCCTGAAATCCTTAAACCATCGACTAAATATAGCTCTCGAAGGGAACTTACATTTGATGTCCTTGACTGTTCGTATGTTGTTGCAACAGCTGGCGGTGATAGCGTTGGTCGGGGTGAAACCCTTACTCATGTTCATGCTTCAGAGCTTGCTTTTTGGCCTAAAAGTACTCAGCAAGATATCTGGAATGGTCTTGCTCAAGCTGTACCAAATACTGAAGATACTGCCGTTTTCATTGAAAGTACTGCTAATGGTGTGTCTGGTGTTTTTCATGACCTATGGAAAGGCGCAGTAGAAGGCACAAACGGATATGTACCAGTGTTCATACCCTGGTTTACTGACCCAACATACCGTGAGCCAGTGTCTGATAACTTTGAACGGACACCTGAAGAAGTTGAACTGGTTGATAAGTATGACCTAGACGACGAGCAGCTTATGTTTCGTCGTAGAAAGATAGCTCAAAACGGCTATGACCTGTTTCGCCAGGAATACCCCAGCTATCCAGAAGAAGCCTTTTTAACTACTGGCCGTCCTGTGTTTAACCCTGACCAGCTGCAAGGTCTTCTAGGATCAAGTAGAGACGTTAAAGAGCGTCTAGCACTGGAAGGCGGTGAGTGGCGAAACCACGCCAGGGGTGAGCTTATAACCTATATAACGCATGATCCAGGAGAACAGTATGTCATTGGGGCTGACGTTGCAATGGGCGTTAGAAATGGAGACTTCAGCGTCGCGCAGGTGCTCGACAGTAAGAAAAGACAGGTTGCTACCTGGCGTGGACAAGTCCACCCAGACTTCTTTGCTGAAGTCCTTTACGAGCTTGGTCTTTATTACAATGAAGCGTTTATCATTGTCGAAAACAACGGACACGGGATATTAACATGTACCCGCCTGGGTAAGGATATGGCTTATCCACACTTCTTCACTGATGTTCAGGTAGACAAGTTGACGGATAAAGAAACAGTCCGGCTTGGTTTCACTACAACAGCTAAGACAAAGCCTTTGATCATCGACCAGCTAAGAGCTTCGATGCGCGAAGAAGAACTGGAACTCAACGATAAAACAACAATTCGGGAAATGCTGACATACGTCGTGACGAACTCTGGCGCGATGGAAGCTGAGTCCGGATGCTTCGATGACTGCGTAATGAGTTTGGCACTGGCTAATCATGTCCATGAAGGGGCATGGCAGCCTGTGGAAATCAATGAAGACTACTACATAGAGATGATATAAATGGACAGTTATAAAGAACTCAGCGACCGCGAAATACTAAAGCTGGTTGATGATAATATCCATAGATCTGTTGGTTATTATGACTCAGAGATTAGTAAAGAGCGTGAGCTTGTTACTGGTTACTATAACGCATCTATGCCTAAGCCTTCACATGACGGCAACAGCAAGTATGTATCTCAAGACGTCTATAACTCAGTCGAGTCACTTAAAGCCTCACTGCTAGAGACATTCTCAGCTGGCAATAACATAGTGCGTTTTGCCCCTCAAAGCCCACAGGACGTGCCTTTGGCTGAGATAGCCACAAAGTACACCGACTATGTCTTATACCGCCAGAATGACTCTTTCAGCGTCTTTAACAGCGTCATACACGACGGTTTAACCTCACGGGTCGGTATATGTAAGGTTTACTGGCAAAACAGTAGTAAAATCATTGAGCGTGAGTTCGAGCGCGTAACACCGGACGAACTAGATGTTGTTTTGATGGAAGACGGCATCGAGCTTGGTGAGTCAACTGAAGACGGTCTAGGTCTTATCTCAGGAACTTTGTTCGTCGAGAAAGACACGAGCCAGGTTGTCGTCGAGGCCATAGCCCCCGAAGAGTTCGTCATCGAACCACAAGCTAAATCGATGAACATGAAGGATATTAACTTCTGTGCTCACCGGATGCGTAAGACAATCACTGAGCTAAGACAGATGGGATACGACGAAGACGTTATCTCTAACATCGGCAGCCATGAAGATGTCGAACGCGAGACTGACCCAGAAGTACTGGCTCGACATGAAGACGTTGGGGCAGACCGTGGCTTTAACGCTGACAGCTATCAAGACCAAGTTAGGTCTGTAATGGTTTACGAAGTCTACATGATGCTAGACGTTGGCGGGACTGGCGAAGCAGAGCTACACCGTATTGTTAAAGGCGGTAATGCACTTCTAGACATTGAGCAGGTTGACCGCCTTCCATTCGTATCATTCGTACCGTTGCCGATCCCACATGCATTCTTCGGCAGCAACTTTGCTGAGAAAGTCATCAGCACACAGAATGCACGTTCAGTACTTACCAGATCAATTCTGGATCACGCTGTTATAAGTAACAACCCCAGATACATGGTGGTTAAAGGTGGGCTTTCAAATCCATCTGAACTAATAGATGCGAGGGTCGGGGGCATCGTAAACACGACCAGGGCTGATGCTATATCGCCTCTACCTCAAGCCCCATTAAACCCTTTCATCTTTCAAACACTTAAACTGCTTGAAGAAGACCTAGAAGATACAACAGGGGTTAGTCAACTTAGCAAGGGCATAAACAAAGACGCAGTGTCCAAACAGAATAGTGCTGCGATGATCGAACAGCTGGCGACCATGTCCCAGCAACGTCAGAAGATCGTAGCCCGTAGCTTTGCAAACAACTTCATTCGCAAACTATGGCTGGAGACATACAGACTTATTGTCGAGAACGAGACAGAAGAGCGTATCATTGAAATCGCAGGTAACTTTATCCCAGTCGATCCATCTGTTCTAGAAGACAGAAGAGACGTTATGGTTGAACTTAAACTGGGATATGGTGAACAAGAGCGTGAAGCTCAAAAGCTCATGGCAATGCACAACCTCTTCAGCCAAGATCCAATGTTGCAGGGGATGTACACCCCACAGAACCGATATAAGCTAATGTCTAAGATGATGGAGCAATCCGGATATCTCAACGTAGACGAGTATCTTACACCACCAGATCAGCTGCCGCCTCAGCAACCTGACCCAGGTCAGATGATGCAGATGCAGATGGCTCAGAAACAGCTTGAGATCCAGGAACGCCAGATAGCCCTGGCTGAAGCACGGACACAAGCTGAAATGCAGATGGATCAGATGAAGTCTGAGCTAGACGCAATGAAAGCCCAGGCAGACCACGCTCTGAAGTCTGACCAGATGGATCTAAAGGAAGAGCAATTCGCCCACAAACGACGGATAGACCAAGGTGAACTTGATGTTCTCATGAAGTCATCTACGGATGTCCGTGGAATAGCCAGCCCAACAGGATAAACGATATGCCTTATGTAGCCGGAAAGAAATACCCGTACACCAAATCGGGGATGGCAGCAGCTAAGTCAGCAGCCGCCAAACAGAAAGCCAAGAAGAAAGCATCAAAGAAGATGCGTAAGTCTTAACAACTTTAGGAGAGCAAAATGAGTGAAGAAGAACTGATCGCAGCTGGAAACGACGCTGAGATCTTAATCAACGACGATGTATTTAACCGGACTGTAAATAGTCTAGTCGAGTCATCGTTTAGTACGTTTACCAGTAGTAAACCAGAAGACACGGCAGGTCGTGAAGCGACATATTCATTCTACCGTGCGCTGGTCGATATCGTCCACACTCTACAACAGCGAGTGACCGTGAGGGACGAGATCATTAACCGCAACAACAGCGAAGGGAAATAAGTCTACGATGAGCGACTTAAATGAAACCCAGAAAGAGCAGCGTGTCCTTGAAGACCTAGACGACGCTGCAGATGCCATTTTAGCCAATTGGGAAGAACGTCCTGAAGAGGATCAGTCAGAACCTACGGTTGAGGCAGCAGACACCGAAGACGACGAGACAAGTCCAGGTGAACTGTTCGATGATGACGATGAAGCCGAAGAAGTCGATATCGATGAAGATGAAGACCTTGGAGATGCCGACGACGATGATGAAGACGACGCAGATGAAAGTGATGACACGGTTGAAAACGAACCGTTGTCAGACGATCAGCTGGTCAGCATCACTGTCGAAGGCGAAGATCTACAAGTATCCGTATCTGATTTGAAGCGTCTCTACGGACAAGAAGCGTCACTAACCCGAAAGTCTCAAGATGTAGCCCAGCAACGAAAGGTCGCTGAGGCGAATATCGAAAAGACCCATGTAGTTATGCAGAAGATGTTAGAGAAAGCCCAAGAGCAGTACAAGCCTTATGCAGACGTGGATATGCTTGTTGCTTCCAGAACAATGGAAGCATCAGACTTTGCACAGTTGCGAAAGGAAGCTCAGGCTGCCGAAGAGAACATTAAGTTTCTACAATCAGAAGCTGATGCCTTTTACGGTGAATTAAAACAACAGCAACAACAGACTTTGAAACAACAGGCGTCAGAAGCAGTTAAGGTTCTTCAAACGGAGATCCCCGACTGGTCTAACAACCTGTACAACGACATCAGAGCTTATGGCGTGTCCCAGGGGTTACCCCAGGAACAAGTCGATCAATACGTTGATCCAGTTGTGATCAAGCTATTGAACAAAGCCCGTATGTTCGATCAAGGTAAGAAAGTTGCTGTTAAGAAGAAGACTTCTGCAAAACAACAACAAAAGGTTTTACGCAGTAAGAAAGCCCCTTCAACAAAGACTGACAGGCGCATGGCTAAGGCAAAAGAAGTCCAAGCCAAACTTCGTAACTCTAGGGATCTGGATGATATCGCTGATGCAATCATGAGTCGTTGGGAAGAGTAATCAACCCATAGCCAGATTGGAGTAATCAAATGGCAACTTTTACAACTTATGATCAGGTCGGCAAAGCTGAAGACGTTTCCGATTTAATTACGGATATCACACCAACTGATGTGCCTTTTTACACATCCATTAAGGATGAAAAGGTACATGCTCGCGTGTTCGAATGGATGGAAGATAGCCTTGCTGCTGCCGCCAACAACGCGCAGGTCGAAGGTGCTGATGCCTCATTAGCAACCCTCACGCCTACCACTTCACGCACTAATAACACCCAAATCCTGAGCAAGGCTTTTAGTGTGAGTGCAACAAGCGACTCCATAAAAACATTCGGCAGGGCAAAAGAGACTGCTTATCAGCTTTCAAAAGTACTGAAAGAGATCAAGCGTGACCTGGAACGTGCCTTCGTTGGTGTCGATAATGCGGCTGTTACTGGTGACAGTTCAACTGCGCGTGAGATGGCTTCAGCTACTCAAATGATCTCAACTTCTGTTGACGCAGGTGCTAATGCAACTGACGCAATGACAGAAGCTAAGTTACTTGAGCTTGGTGAAGATTGCTATGACAACGGTTCAGAACCAACAGTTATGATGATCAAACCATCAGACGCAACTATCCTTGCTGACTTTGCTGCAGCTTCAGGACGCCGCCGTGACTTCGGTGACTCCGGAACAGTGACTAACGTAGTCGATATCTATGTATCACCATTCGGTACATACAATGTCGTGCTTAACCGTCACCAGCTGACAACTCATGCATTCCTGTATGATCCAGCAATGTGGCGTTCCATCACACTTCGTCCGTTCAGTCGCACACTGCTTGCGAAGAATGGCGATGCCGACAAGCACTTTGTCGTTGGTGAAATGTCACTCAAGCACATGAACTTCAGCGCAGACGGTATGATTACTGGCCTTGCCTAAGTTCTAACTAATGATGCACAGCTGGGGGTTTTGCTCTCCTTTCCCTGGCTGTGCATCTTCATTTCCAAGGAGATATCATGACTAAACTGATTGATGTCGTCCCAGCTTGGGACGCAAACGCTGACGGCTTGTTTGTTCGCAAGGATCAACATCTGTCTGACGACTTTCTCACTTCACTAAAAGAAGAGAAGAACAATAGCTCTGAGGTTCGAGAAGGTGAATACATGCGCGTTGCATCCATTCCAGTAATCGTAGTGGAAAAGTGGATACGCGAAGGTTTTAACATCCTCGATGGTAGTAAGAAGCCACAAGAGATCATCAAAAGGCTCAAAGCTGAGAACCTAGAGGACTTCATCACAACGGATAAGAGTGTCTAATGGCTGCAGGTAAAAAGTACTCTAAGACTATCAAGAACCCGAAGACTGGTCGAACTAAGACAGTCCGGTACGGTGCAAAGGGTTACACAATCGCGCCTGGAACAAAGAAGGGCGATAGTTATTGCTCAAGATCCGCAGGTCAAATGAAGAAGCACCCGAAAGCAGCTAAAGACCCCAACAGCCCTCTAAGGCTAAGCCGAAAGAAATGGCGGTGTTCTGGCACTAAATCACGGAGATCCAACTAATGAACTACAGTGAACTTAAAACACACTTTAAAGATCTTCTTAATCGGAGTGATGTGACAGACGCCCTGGCAGCCACCTTCATCAACCAGGGGATTACCCGCATCCAGAGACAACTGCGGTCACCTCTGAGTGAAAGAACTTTAGAATATACAATAACCAGTCAAACGCCTCATATAACATTACCAGCTGACTTCATCGAATTGATAAACCTTTATCACACGACGCAAGAGTTAACGCGCATCACGATGAACAGATACCGTGAACTTAGCGGCAATATCTACGCTGGTGTTCCAAAGTTCTTTGCAAGACAGGGCGAGAAGATGTTTCTGTATCCACAGCCAGCGTCAGGTGAACTGGTGATGTACTATCATGGGGAGTTCACGCAGATGGTCAATGATACGGATGAGAACGAGATAGCTAAAGTTGCTTCGGATCTTGTGATCTATTCGGCACTAACTTATGCAGCTGACTGGTTCTTAGATGAACGGTCTGACCTGTTTGAAAAGAAGTTCACCCAGTTCATACTTGAAGTACAAGAACAGGCTAATGACCAAGAGCTAAACGGAAGTCTTCAAGTTATCAACCCTAGCTACAGGTATTAGTAATCATGGCAAACACTAGTTTTTACAAATCATCAGGGACTACAGTTTCGATTGAGAACTCAATAGATACAAAGGTTGTTGCAACTGAGGCAGCCCAGGCAGCGGCAGAAGCAGCCCAAGCTGCTAGTGAAACAGCGAAAACAGGTAGTGAGACAGCCAAGACACTTAGTGAAACGGCAAAGACTTCAAGTGAAACAGCTAGGGATGCAAGTATAACTGCACAATTAGCATCAGAAGCAGCCAGAGATACTGCTCTTAGCTATCGCAATACAACCGAAACCTATAAAGACGCTGCAGCATCATCAGCTTCAGCTGCATCCGCTTCGGAAACTGCAAGTCAGACTGCTCAAGCTGCTGCAGAAGCAGCAGAAGCAAATGCGGTGGCAAGCGCAAGTTCGGCTTCAACTAGCCAGACTAATGCCTCTACAAGCGAAACTAATGCGGCTAGCTATGCATCTTCTGCCTCAACAAGCGCATCAAATAGTGCGACATCAGCATCAGCTAGTGCCGCAAGTGCATCTGCGGCGGCAACTTCTGAATCAAATGCCTCGACTTCGGAAACTAATGCGGCGTCAAGTTCTTCATCTGCGTCAACTTCTGCCTCAACTGCGACAACTCAAGCTGGCATAGCGACCACAAAAGCTGGAGAAGCGGCGACCTCTGCGTCAAATGCCGCGACATCTGCCTCTAATGCCTCGACAAGCGAAAGCAATTCGGCATCTTCGGCATCTTCAGCTTCATCATCTCAAGCTGCAGCGGCATCAAGTGCTTCATCAGCTGCATCAGATGCAGTAAGCACTGCAGCAGACGTAGTAACGACAAATGCAGATGTTGTACTAACCAATGCAGACGCAGCCTCAACAGCTGCAGATAGAATAGCAGTAGCATCAGACAAAGCAACTGTTGCTGCAGATAAGTCTATAGTTAACACTGATAAGCTCGCTGCTGCTTCATCCGCTGCAGCTGCAGCATCAAGCGCATCCACAGCATCTTCAGCACAAACCGCTGCCTGAAGCAGCGAGAGACAGTGCATTAGCTGCTTACGATAACTTTGATGACAGATACCTTGGTACATTCACTAATGCTACAGAACCGACAGTAGATAATGACGGTGATGCTTTGGTAGCTGGAAGTCTCTATTACAATTCTGACGCTGGGGCAATCAAGCTATACAACGGAACGGCTTGGGTTGCTGCTTATATCTCAGGCACAGGTTTTGCTGCATTAAATGGTGCAACCTTTACAGGAAACGTTACTGTTCCTAATCTTATTACTTCAGGCAATGTAGACGGTCGAGATGTATCAACTGATGGGACTAAGCTCGATGGCATCGAAAGTGGTGCTACAGCTGACCAGACTGCTGCTGAGATACTTACGGCTGTGAAGTCTGTCGATGGTACAGGCAGTGGTCTTGATGGCGACTTATTAGATGGTCAAGAAGGTAGTTACTACCTCGACTACAATAACTTCACCAGCACTCCATCTATACCAAGTAACAACAACCAGCTAACAAATGGGGCTGGATACATCACTGGTAACCAAACGATTACTCTTAGTGGAGACGTTAGCGGTTCTGGAACAACATCTATTGCAGTAACCATTGCTGATGATAGCCACAATCACATCATTTCAAACGTAGACGGTTTACAGACCGAACTAGACGCTAAGTTACCACTATCAGGCGGTACTATGACTGGTGCAGTGACCTTTGCTGCTGGTCAAACATTCGATGGGCGTGATGTAAGTGCTGATGGTGCAAAACTAGATGGCATTGAAGCTGGAGCTACGGCAGACCAGACTGCAGCTGAGATACTTACTCTAATAAAGACTGTTGATGGTGCTGGTAGTGGTCTTGCTGCTGATACCCTAGATGGTGTAAATAGCACACAATTCCTTCGTAGCGATGCGGCAGATACCAAGACCAGTGGCGACTTAAACTTCAGCGATAATGTGAAAGCTACCTTCGGTGCTGGGGACTTGCAGATTTATCACGACGGGACGAATAGCTGGATTCAAGACTCAGGCACAGGAAATCTTCTTGTTACTGGCGGTAGTGAGGTTCGCATTACAACCCCATCTGCTACTGAGTTTATGGCTAGGTTTATTAACAATGGCGATGTAAAACTGTATTACGACAACGTAGAGAAATTCGCCACCACCGCCACAGGGTGTGCTATTACAGGTAATGTAAATTCTTCTGGGTATATTGAATCAGGTGAGGGTTCAGGTTCTGTAGCACTTACAACTAATGATGGTCATGGTAATGCAAATTTAACTTTTAATCATAATGCTGGTATTCCTGATGTAAACGGCTCATCATACAGAATAGAAGCTGCTGTTGATGGGGCAAGTGCCTATATGAACTTTGAGTTAGCCTCAAGCACAACAGCAGGGGTTGCGGTCAATCTGCCCACAATATTAAGGCTTGACCCACAAGGCGCAGATGTAACTGGTGCAATAACAGCGACAGGCGATATTACAGCCTTCTCTGATGAACGTCTGAAATCAGACATCACAACGATTAATAATGCGCTTGATAAAGTTACAGCTATGCGTGGTGTAACATTCACCAAAGATGGCAAAGTTGGTTCAGGTGTGATTGCACAAGAAATGGAAAAGGTTGCACCAGAATTAGTCAGAACTGAAGAATATAAGTCTGTGGCTTACGGTAATCTAGTCGGATACCTCATAGAAGCAATTAAAGAGCTAAAGGCTGAAATAGAGGACTTAAAGAATGGCTCTACAAACTAGTGGACAAATATCCCTTAGTGATATTCAAGGTGAGTTTGGTGGTTCTGCACCAATATCGCTATCCGAATACTATGGTGCGGCGGCTGGCATCCCTGCTTCTGGTCAGATAAGTATTTCTGATTTTTATGGTGCAACTAGTGTGATTCTTCAGACACTGAGCAACTCAACAAACGTAGACCTTTCAACAACATTTGGCAGTGACTGGGCAAGTTCAGTGCCTAAAGAAGTTATCATACCATCAGGCGTAACCATAGGCGGCACAGGCTCATCTGATGCCCTTACAGCCCCTAGCGGTATGGGCGGCACACTAACAATCACTAATGCTGGAAGTGTTATCGGCTTTGGTGGTGCTGTTGGTGGTGCTGGTGGTAATGCTATTCGTATTGCTTCTTCTGGAATAACTGTCGCTAACACTGGCCTCATCGCTGGTGGCGGTGGCGGCGGTGGTACTGGCGGCACTGGTGGGCAGGGCGGTAACGGTTCGTTTAATCAGGATACAGTTAGGTCAGGGGGGTGTCCTTCTGGCTGTGGCGGCGGTGGGCAACAATTCTGTGCTGGCGGCGAAACAGCGGTTAGTTGTAGCAATGGTTTAATGTGTTCTATGGATGACAACAAAGCCACTGTAACTTGTCGAGCAACGGTTTCAACAACTGGTGGTGCTGGTGGTGCTGGTGGTGCTGGAGCAGTAGGCCAAGGTTACAACCAATCGGCTGGCACAGGTTCTGCTGGTAGCGCAGGGGCGGCTGGTGGAACTAACGCTGGTACTGGCGGCACAGGCGGCACAGGCGGCGGTGGTGGAGCTTATGGTTCATCAGGTTCAACAGGTGCAACAGGTAGCACAGGTGCTAACGGTAATGCTTCTAATGGTTCTGCTGGATCTGCTGGTGCATCAGGCGGTGCGGCTGGGGCGGCTGTTATCTATACAGTGGCCTACACTATGAATAACACAGGCACACTTTCAGGAGCAGCATGATGACTAGTGAAGAGCGTATGGAAATCTGTCGTGCTTGCGAATGGTTTAGGCCATCAATAAGTCAGTGTAAGAAGTGTCGTTGTATTATGCCTTTAAAGGTAAAACTGAAAGCAGCAAAGTGTCCTATAAGGAAGTGGTAAAATGAGTGATTATACAATAGAGAAGATTGAAGGTGGCATAGCTACGGTTCGTTATCCTGACCAAAGTTGGGCTGAGATTGTTTTAAAAGCAGACATGACGGCAGACGAATTAGATGCGCTTGCGTGGGAATTTAAGCCTAAGATAGGGGCGAACCCTACAAGTCTTACTCTAACTGTTGGTCAAACAAGAACAGCCAGCCCATTGCCAACGCCTTTAGAAACTCATGACGGAAGTTACACTGACCCCGAATGGTACAGTAATCGGATTGATGCCTACGGCTCAATAGAGTCGCAGATAGAGTACATAACTGAGAATGGACTGGAAGCATGGCAATCTCATGTAGCACTAATCAAAGCAGAGAACCCGAAAGTATAAGTGATTTTAGGGAATGTATGATCAGTAGAACATACGAAAACATCTTTGATGATTATCAAGCTCACATAAAGCGTACAGCTTACAAAGTCAGAAGGCATTATAATGGTGGTACTTGTTTGTCTATAGGGTGTGGTAATGGTGACGTTGAAATGCTTTTACCATTTCCTGTTGTCTGCTACGACATTCATGATGCGGCAAAGGTATTACATCCTGAGTTAGACTTTAGATACGAATGGCCTAAAGAGCAGTTTGATTTGGTGATAGCTATGGGTTGTGTTTATTCATACATACCGCCATCACAGCAAAAGAGTTTTATAGCCGATCTTCTTCGTTCTACGACTGATGAAGGCTTAGTCCTTATGAATGGTAAGGGATATATAGGTGCAAATAGAGACGACATTGTTATTGAGCGTATTTACAATCCACAGTATCCAAGCCACCCAAAGATAAAGGTAATCTAATGGACATGACAGATATAATAGATGCTTTACTAGCAATAATAGTAGCTGGGTTTGCATACTTTCTATCTACACTAAGTATGGAAGTAAAACGCTTGGGTATACTTTTAAACCGGACACGCGAAGAGTATGCGACACGCGAAGAGCTAAAAGAAGACTTGCAAACCATATATATATCATTACGCAGAATAGAAGATAGAATAGAAAGACTATTCGATAAATGACCAGGCTAATACAGGCTATTATAACCGTTGTTATAACAAGACTACCTGGATTAACTGAAGATGACTTTAAACAAACAGCGCAACATTATGACAGATAACGGAGGTAACACATGGCTGAGTACCTGGTTATCTTTGTTGTACTTACTAAGCAGATGACATTTGTCATTACGCCCTATGATCTAGACCGCTGCCCAACCTATGAGGAAGCCAGGGGTAACATGGTGCAGTTCTACCAAGAACATGACGTAGCTGGATGGACTTACCAGTGCTTCGATAAACCTAAGTCTGTCTGATGGATCAATGGATAACAGTATTCTTACTTGTAATGTTTACAGGGGTCGGAGATGGAAGACGTGAAGTCACTACTAACCTTATGTTTTATGATCTTAATGATTGTACTTACTTTGCGAAACGGCTCTCCCACCGATACACAAGTCACCGATATATGGATTTAGATGGACGTGACAGAGTTGTAACTTATTGCATACCAAAGACCGTCAACAGTAAAACCAAGGTGTATTAATGATAGATCCAATTAGTGCTTTCAGCATCATCACAACTGTATCCGGATCTATATCGTCAGCTGTAAAAGCCGGAAGAGACCTAAGCTCACTAGCTCCGAAGATCAAGAAGATAGCCGAAGCAGAAGCAGAACTGCAGTATGGTGCATCAAGAAAGAAGAACAGCATCCTAAGTAAAATCAAAGGATCTGACGCAGGTGCTATAGACGAGTTCTTCAAGAAGGAAGAGATGCGTCAGGCATACGACAAGCTGCGTGAGACTGTCCAGCTGTATGGTTCTATGGGTCAGTGGGAACGCTTGTCAGCTGAGATCGCCAGGCATCGCACAATGCACAAGAACATGCTTGAACACCGTGCAAAACAAAAGCGTCAGATGATTACGTTTCTTGTTGGTACTGCAGCCAGCCTGGGCATGATCGCAGTTATCGTTGGTTTCTTATTTACACTGAAGTCATTCACATAATGCATCAAAGGAGACAAGTTGATGGACAGAGAACGTCTACTGCAACGGACAATCGAAGCCGAAGGCTACAGAAACAACATGTACAAGTGTCCAGCTGATAAATGGACTATCGGAGTAGGACACAACATCGAGGACAGAGGGCTGTCAGACGCAGCAATCATGTTTATCCTCAACGAGGACTTAGACATCTGCGAAGACGAACTGAGGGGCAGCCTGTCGTTCTGGGACGAGATGCCAGGCGAAGTCCAGGAAGCACTGATGGACTTGTGCTTCAACATGGGCATAGCAAGGCTACTTCAGTTCCGGAAGACACTTAAACACTTGAAAGAACGTAAGTGGGCTTTGGCAGCCGAAGAACTTCTCGACAGTAGGTATGCTGCAACCCTTCCTAACAGGGCTGCACACAACGCAAACCTGATAAGAGCAGCTGGAGGTTAATATGTCAGCGAAACAGATACTAGAGTGGAAGATCATCCCACGGTTCATGATGTTCGTTATGACTGTAATGTACATAAGAGTGATCGAGTGGTTCATTTCACTGCCGCCGGATCTTATGACTGTAGAGGCTACAGCTGTGACAGCAACCGTGACAGGGGCTATGACAGGGTCTTTCGGTCTATGGCTTGGGTCGGAGAAGGGCTGATGGATATCGACTGGGAGAAGGTCATAGACGTACTACGTCACCGGATAAAACTAATGAAGGAGCGTATAAATGCTGCAGATGTTAATTGAACCAGTTACAGGTCTGCTTGATAAGTTCATCCCTGATGCGGATGAGAAGAACAGACTAGCTCATGAAATAGCCACGATGGCAGAACGCCAAGCCCATGCGGTTGCCCTGGCACAAATCGAGGTCAATAAGATCGAAGCTAAAGGTAACTGGCTGCAACGAAGTTGGAGACCGCTGATTGGATTAACTTGTGCCATAGCGTTCATGTGGCACTTTGTTTTGCACCCCATTACGCTGTTCGTTGTAGCTCTGTTTGGTGTCGATATACCTGACCTGCCGGAGTTCGATATGTCGTCGCTTCTAACTGTCCTGGGTGGACTATTAGGGCTTGGGACACTTCGCACATATGAAAAGTCGAAAGGCTTATCCAAGTAATAAAAGATGCCGATAGTGGTCTATAGCTCTATCGGTGTTTTTTGCCTTTCGGTTGTAAAAGGTGTTTACCTGTGGTATATAATAGGTACAGCGAGGGGTTAACTAGCTGTTCTGACTTCTAATCAGCAGGTTGCAGGTTCGAATCCTGCCGGAGTCGCCACCCATTTAGCCCCTTTGCTGCGACAAACTGACGCACAAAGGAGCACACAAATGAGAAGCCTAAATCTATACAGAAAACCCACGAGCTGGGATTTAGAAGACCGCCTAAACATAGAGAAGCTCTACGTTAACGCACATATCGACGTGTACGGTCACAACCCCCTTAAAGACGTTTCTATAATGAACGACGCTGATCTCGAAGCAAATGCTATCGAAATGCAGCATGTTTCACTGACTGGAAAATCAGCAAACACGAGAGGGGCATAGTCATGTACACAGTTAACAAACAAGGCGTCTATTATATCCAACAATGGATCGACTCAAATCAAGATAAAAACCCCAAGGTCTTAAACTTATGGGCTGGGGGGATTGCATCTCAAATAGACCAATTAGATGTCTGTGAGGAACTTAACAACAATGGCAGGTATGGTTTCGAGTTGGGGATGAAGGATGCACAGGGACATAATCTGGTCATTCATCTTTACAGTGATCACTTTGAGCGTGTGGGAGAGGCGTCATGAAACTAGAAGACTTTGTAAAACTAGAGCGTCACCGGATCTGGAATAAAGGGTCTAAGCATCAAGGTGACTCACTTCGTAGGGTTGAGAAGCTGGCTCTGTTTTGTGGAAACATAGAACTCAGTAAAATAGACGCTGACAAGATCCACGCATTCTTCGATAAGTTACAAGAAGACGGTCTATCTGTTTCTACGCTGGATAAGTACGGTGCAACGATTAGCAGCGTGATGAAACATGCAAAGCGCACCAAGAAGATCAAAGAGAAGCCAGACTTCGTTTGGAGAAAGCAAGCCGAAGGCCGTGTGCGGTTCTTCAGTGATAGTGAGCGTGAGCAGCTGCTTACTTTCCTAAAGTATTCTGATGCCCCTTGGATGGCCGACATGGTCACACTGTCGCTGAGTACTGGTATGCGCCTGGGTGAGATAGTACAGCTAATCAAGGGCGAGGTAGGTTTCCGAAACGACATGGAAAGCGATAGACCAACGATATACTTACCGAAGACTAAGAACGGCAGAGAGCGGTATATCCCTCTGTCGTCTGCGGCTCTTCTGTCAGCCACCAAGCTGCACAACTCACGGTGTTACAACTCAAGGAAGTTTTACACTGTGTGGGGCGAAGCACGGCATAAGATCGCCAGAGGGGACAAGCAGTTTGTATTCCACGTCTGCCGCCACACATGCGCCACGATCATGGCTAACAAGCTACAAACTAACACTATAGTTATCATGGATATGCTGGGTCACAGGAACTACAAGACAACCCAGAAGTATGTCCACGGGGTGTCGTCAACTCGCTTTAAGGTTGCAGACGCAATGGATAAACTATTGTAAAGATATTTATGTTTGACTTTGTAAAAGTTTACAGTAACTATTATTAATGTAGTTAATTAGCAAGGTTGAACATAATGTTTGAATAGTGTACATGAAACAAAGTATATGGAGATGAACATGCTTTTCTACAGCGTAACATACATTAAAAAAGAGGCGTCCTCGCACGGGCGCAAGGCTAGTTCTTGGTCTGACCCGCACCAAGCACCGCCATCAATCAAGAAAGTCACAGCACAGAAGACGAAAACCGCAAGAAGAGTTTATGCGGCAATCCACCGCTATAACCTAAATACCTTCCTTAGAAGACTTTACCTCACAAAGTTTGTCAGCCTTTCCCTGGGCTTTTACGTTATGATGAGGTCACCTGCAAAAACAGGTTATACAGTCTAATTCTTCCTGAATATCACCGTCAAAAAGAGGGGTGTACACCCTAGCATATAACTGTGTGAGTTCAGGGAGAGATATATATGAAACTACAGTCAAAGCGCGTCGGCACGCTTGGCCGATCAGATCACGCTGGAACAGCAAATGATTTCCAGTGGTCGGGATCGTTACTTAGATCGTCAAGCGGATCTAAAGAACTTATCTATATCAAAGACACATAGCAGATTCATGGATGAAGCTGTGGATGCTGTTAGTGGCTACCTTCAGCAGTATAAACTTAATACTGAAGCTAAAGACCCACATCTTCAGAAGCCTCAGTGGTATCAAATGCTGTGTGACTTAGATATTGATCTTCTGTCGTACTTGACGCTATCCACCTGCATGGAAGCTGTTGGTCAACATTGGCCGCGCAACAAGTTTCTGATCCGGATCGGAATGCGTGTCGAGATGGAATACTACAGTATTCTACTCAAAGAGTACGACAAGAAGCTATATTCGAGGCTGGAAAAGGAAGCTGTTAAACGTCACAGCGGCCTAAAGCAACGCAAAGACTATGTGTCGGCTGTCGCTGCCAAAGAGGGCTTTGAGTATACTTGGTGGTCTAATGAGAAAAGAACAAAGATGTCTCAGCCGCTGTTCAATGCTGTGATGGAAGGTTGTGACATGTTCGAGACATGGACGGCCACTGAGAAGGGCAAGGACATCGTCCGTCTAGGGTTTACTAAAGAGTTCTCTGAAGTGCTGGCTGATGCTGACTTCGAGGAGTCATGGTCACACCCTATACTGATGCCTACGATCACTGAGCCTAGAGGCTGGTCGGACACTGATAGCGGATGTTACATAGATCCAGCTATGGCTAAGTTCACGCCTCTGGTACGCAAAAGTAATCCCAAGCAGCGGTCTATGATCCGCAAGGCTATTAAAGACGAAGAGTTTAATGACGTATTCGATGCCATCAATGCCATCCAAAGAACCCCTTATGTCATCAATGAGTATGTCTTAGAGGCGGTGCGCTGGTCGTGGGACGAAGGTAAATCCCTGGGCGATAAGTTCCCGTCGAAATGCAAAAGAGATGCTGTCGAGTTTCCTGACGACTACGCTGATCTACCAGACAAAGAAAAGAAGCGTTATAGACTTATGGCTTCAGAGACAGTCGCCTTCAATCGCAAGGTCGATAGCGACATAACCGTCATGAAGTCAGACGTAGCGGTGGCCGACAACATGTCTGAATACGAGTGTTTCTGGCTGCCGCATAACTTCGACTGGCGTGGCCGTGTCTACCCTATACCCAACTTTAACCACCACAGAGAAGACCACGTTAGATCGATGTTTTTGTTAGCCCGTGGTGAGCCTTTAGACGTTGAGGGTGCTAAGTGGGTCGCTTACCAGTGTGCGAACGCTGGTGACTTTAAGAATGAAGCAGGTGACCGTGTCAGCAAGCTGTCGTTCGATGAGAGACTTGCCTGGACAATGGACAACCAGGAATGGATCTTAGAGTGCGGCAGAGACTTCAAAAGCACATTTGATCTGTGGAAGGATGCAGACAAGCCTTTTGCCTTCCTAGCGGCTGCATATGAGCTTCTACAGTACGTCGAAAAGGGCGAGGGTAACCACATCTGTGGACTACCTATAAACCTCGACGGTTCTAACTCAGGGACTCAACACTTTGCAGCTTTAGGTCTAAATGAAAACGACGGTAAGCTGGTGAACCTGATACCAACTGACCTGCCAGAAGATATCTACGAAGCTGTCGCATCTGTCGTCCGGACATCAATGAATGACGACGGATCTAAAGAGGCCAAGGAATGGCTGGACTTCGGTGTTGATCGTAAAGTTGTGAAGCGGCCAACCATGACCTTTGGTTACTCAGCTACACGGATTGGCTTCCGGCAGCAAATCGCTGACGACACCATGAAACCCATGAAGCGTGAGATAACCATGGGTGAACGTAAAGAGCTTCCTTTTGAGGATGAGTTCAATGCGTGTCGCTGCCTGGCTGATCACACATGGGACGCTGTACATGACGTGGTCAAAGGTGCAGCTGAGGGTATGCAGTTCTTTAAAGACATCGCACATACCATGTCTGAATACGGATTGCCTGTCATTTGGAAGACGCCCATCGGCTTTCCGGTTGTAAACAGCTATCACCCAAAGTCAGTCAGGCGTGTACACCTGTTTCTTTATGATCGTGAACTTAAAGCGAGAAGAAAGACTTTCAGTAATGTTGCCATCGACAACGAAAAGAAGCTGGACAAGAAGCGTGTCCGGTCTTCGATAAGTCCTAATATCATCCACAGTCTGGATAGCAGCCATCTGCTTGGAACTGTGCTGACAGGACTGATGAACGGCATTCGGGATTACATGTTAATTCACGACAGCTTTGCAACAACTCCATCTAAAACCTGGAAGATGTTTCACGTCGTCAGAGATGCCTTCATCGAGCAGTATGCCGGACGGTGTATTTATTCAGAGATACTGGCTTCTGAGGCTCAAAGACTGCCAGAACATGCACGGATCGAACTCCCCAAAGCCCCGTCGAAGGGCAACCTAGATCTAGAAGGGATCAGATCGAGTTTATACTGCTTTAGTTAAGTCGAACTAGAGGGGTGTACACCCAAGCATAAGATCTCCTTCGCAACCTGCATGGAGACTTAAATGCACCCAAGAGAACAGCTGTTGCAGAAGGCTGCCTACCTGAAAAGGTTAGGCCAGCCGCTGCCTGTTGACGTTCTAGCTGAAGCAGATCGTCTAGGCATCTTACTGTCTGACTTTTGTGATCAAACAACCAAACTAACCCAAACGTCCAAGGAGACAACACATCATGGCATCAAAACAATCTTTCATCACCGATAAAGGCGCAGCGGTCTACCCGTGGTTAAACAAGCCGGACACTAAGTTTGATCCGGACGGAACTTACAAGACTGGCATTCGCGTCGATGGTGAAGCCGCCCAGCATCTGATCTCAACCATGCGAAAGATGGCTGAGGACGAGTTCGGTAAAAAGGGTGCTTCGGCCAAGTTGCCGTTCACACATGACGAAGACACTGGCGATATCATCTTCAACGCCAAGTCTAAGTATCCACCAAAGATGGTTGACTCATCCGGTCAGGTCATCGATCCCAACAACAAGCCCCAAGTCTGGGGTGGCAGCGTGATCCGCTTAAAGGGATCAATGAACCCTTACAGCGCGGCAGGTAACATCGGTGTCAGTTTACAGCTATCAGCTGTTCAGATCATCGAGCTTTCGGAAGGTGACAACAGCGGAGATAACAGCTTTGACGCTGTTGAAGGCGGTTATGTTGCCCAACAAATGGAGAGTGCCAGTGCAACGTCAGAAGCGTCTGCGGAAGCTCAAGACTGGAACTTCTAGAGCCATCAAGCATGGCTATCGCTCCGGTCTAGAAGACAGGGCATCACGACAGATTGGCGAGGCTGGGATTGAAGTTATCTATGAAAGAGAGCGCATAGAATACTTTATCCCAGTCCGTCATTCTAAATACACACCAGACTTTAAGCTGCCTAAATTAGGCGGCTTTTTCTTTATCGAGACTAAAGGACGTTTCGTCACAGCCGACAGGCATAAGCACCTGCTTATCAAGAAGCAGAAGCCGGAGATAGACATCCGGTTCGTCTTTAGTAACGCAAACGCCAAGATCTACAAAGGTTCACCAACAACCTATTCAAGCTGGTGCGAAAAGCACGGCTTTCGTTGGGCAAACAAACACATACCAGTTGAATGGCTAGACGAGGCCAGGGAGAGCATCAATGCAGGTACAAGTATTACAACAACATGAGGACTCAGAGTTCATCGCTCATTCAGCGTGTGACAACTGTGGAAGCAGCGATGCCAATGCGATATACAACGACGGACATACGCACTGCTTCAGCTGTGACACGACGATCCAACCCAATAGCGAAGGATTTACGCAGCCCGAAGTACAGCCAGCGGAAGAAGCCCAGCAAAAAGGTTTACTCCAGGGCGGCTATCAAACGCTTGTCAGTAGAAAGCTGACAGAAGATACCTGCAGAAAGTTCGGATACCTGACGACTGTCTACAACGGTGAGCCTGTGCAAGCTGCAACCTATAGGTCGCTCAACGGCAAGCCGTTAGCACAGAAGTTGCGTTTCAAAGACAAGCGGTTTCAGCTTATCGGTGACACTAAGAAACTACCTTTGTTCGGCAGCCACCTATGGAAGACCGGAAAGAAGCTGGTGATCACCGAAGGCGAGATAGACTGTATGACAGTCAGTCAAGTTCAAGGGCATAAGTGGGCTACTGTCAGTCTGCCGCAAGGCAGCGCAGGTGCTAGACGCGCCATTAAGGATAACTGGGAATACCTGGATAACTTCCTTGAGATCGTCCTTATGTTCGATATGGACGATGCAGGTCAGAAAGCCGCTGTCGAGGTTGCAGAGCTTCTGCCAGTTGGCAAAGCAAAGATTGCTACGCTGCCTTGTAAGGACGCCAATGAGTGTCTTATGCAGGGCAGAACAGGAGAGATTATCGATGCTGTCTTTAAGGCCACTGAATACAGGCCGGACGGCATCGTGGCTGCTACCGATCTCCGTGAGGCGGTCTGTGTGGATGATGCAGTCTCATCCATTATGTATCCGTATCCTGGTCTAAATGAAATAACAAAAGGCATCAGGACTAGTGAACTGGTCACAGTATGCGCTGGCAGCGGGGTCGGGAAGTCTACGTTTATTCGTGAGATAGCAACCCACCTGCACCAGTCCGGTGAGTCAATCGGGATGATCATGCTCGAAGAGAGCAACAAGAGGACGTTGCTTGGTCTTGTAGGTATTCACCTCAGTAAGAACATCCTTGTTGATAGAACAGGCGTGACAGAAGATGACATCAGAGAAGGCTTTGACCAGCTGTTTAAACAGCATCCCATCTATCTCTACGATCACTTCGGGTCTACTGACGTTGACATCATCTGTAAGCGCATTGAGTTCATGGCGAAAGCCCTGGACGTTAAGTACATCTTCTTAGACCACGTCAGCATCTTAGTGTCTGGATTGGCGACGACTGATGAACGTAAGCTCATTGACGTGGCTATGACCAAGCTCAGAACACTGGTTCAAGAACTAGACATATGTCTTTTCCTTGTGTCTCACCTGCGTCGGCCAGAAGGCGACAAAGGCCATGAAGACGGCAAGAAGGTATCCATCGGACATCTAAGAGGTTCACACAGTCTGGCACAGCTGAGTGACATCACACTGGGCATCGAGAAGATGCCGGATGAACCTGACTCAGACCAACGACGATTAGTAGTCCTGAAGAACAGGTTTACAGGTGAAGTCGGCATGGCTGGCTCACTCACTTACGACAGACACACAGGCCGTCTTACAGACTTAGATTACGGCTTCTAGAGGAGACACTAATGCGATTAGTATGCGACATCGAGACTGACGGTCTTGATCCTAATGTTATTCATTGTCTATGCGTCGAAGACCTAGACAGCAATGAGAATTGGCAGTTCCATGGCGACAGCCTGGAAGTTGGCATAAAGGTTATAGCTGATGCTGATGAAACCATTTGGCATAATGGCATCGGCTATGACATCCCAGCCATCAAGAAGATCTACCCTGCTTTTACTCCTAAAAAGGTGACTGATACTCTTGTCCTCAGCCGGATGTTACTACCCGACATTAAGCTGAGAGACTTTGATATGTATCTAGGCCGCGAAGGTGACGAGATCCTCCCAAAACGTCTCTTCGGCAGCCACTCACTCAAAGCGTGGGGCTTACGCATGGCTAACCACAAGGGTGATTATACTGGTGGCTGGGATACTTTTAATGACGAAATGCTGAAGTATTGCATTCAGGATGTGAAGGTCACTAAAGACCTCTACAACATGCTGAAACCCTGGGAACACGACCAGTCTGCGATTGACGCTGAACACCGCTGCACAGAGATCTGTGAGCGCATCGGTAAGTTCGGATGGACGTTTGACACGACTAAAGCAATCAAACTGTATTCTGAACTAGCCCAGATGCGTGACGATCTGAAAGATCATCTTGGTGATCTGTTCGATCCGTGGGAAGTCCACGAGTGGTTCACGCCTAAAGTCAACAACAGTAAGATCGGATACGTCAAGGGTGAGCCGTTTAGAAAGACTAAGGTCGTCCACTTTAACCCAAACAGCCGAAGACATATCGAGCATTGCCTTAAAGTTAAATACAGGTGGAAGCCAAAGTATCTAACAGCACAAGGTCATGCCCAGATTGATGACACTATCCTGTCACAGCTTCATTACCCGGAAGCACAAATCCTGAGTAAATACTTTATGGTTCAAAAGCGCATCGGTCAGTTGTCTGAGGGCAGCGGAGCGTGGCTAAAGAAACTGGATGATGACGGTAAGTTGCGTCACCACCTGGTGAGCAGCGCGACGGTCAGTGGCAGGTGTGCTCACCGCAGTCCTAATCTTGGTCAAGTACCAGCTGTCCGGCTTCCTTACGGACGAGAGTGCCGGGAGCTATTCACTGTTGATCCTGGGTATGTATTGCTGGGGGCTGACCTGAGTGGACTAGAGCTTCGCTGCCTCGCCCACTACATGAATGACAAGGACTACATCCAACAAATTGAGTCCGGTGACATTCACACATACAACCAGAACGTAGCTGGTCTTAAAAGCCGTGACCAGGCTAAACGCATGATTTATTGCCTAATTTATGGCGGGGGTGACACGCGGTTAGGTGAGATCGTCGATGGTGGGATGCATGAAGGTCAAGCTATCAGAGGTGCGTTTATGCATAATCTCCCGTCGTACAAAGAGTTAAAGAACGCAGTTGATGTTAGATCTCACACTGGTTCTTTCAGAGGTTTAGACGGAAGAGTTATTAAAATCAGAAGCAAACACTCAGCACTTAATCTTTTACTTCAAGCTGCCGGAGCAACTATCGCAAGGCAGTGGGTAATCAATATCCAGGACGCCTTCGATGCTGAAAACATCGACGCACATATAGTCGCCTGGGTGCATGACGAAGTGCAGGTGGCTGTACGGAAAGGACAAGAAGATTATGTCGGTGACCTCATTGGACGAATGGCGGAAGAAACACAAAAGACGTTCAACCTCAGTATCCCAATCCGAAGCGAGTACAAGGTCGGGCAGAACTGGGCAGAAACTCACTGAGGATGACCCCGACTACCACGCCCTTCTAGGGCTTTACATCACCCTGTTTAATGCAATGGAAAAGGGCTTCACGACTAAGAGTAAGTTTGCCCGTGAATTCGCCACGCTTATCGCGATTGCAGCGACAGAAGATCTCATAACAACCCGCCTATCTGACACCACCTGGGGTAACACCTGGTCACTGACAGATAACGGCTTTGAATACTTAATGGAGCTAGAGAGTGTCCTTAACCTTACTGATTGACGGTGACATCTATCTGTACCGTGCTGCGGCTGCAGCTGAAGAAGAGATAGACTGGGGTGACGACATCTGGTCGTTATCCACTGATCTTAAAGAAGCTAAAGACATCTTTAAATACACCATGGATGACTTCTTTACCCGCTTTGACACTGATAAATACACAGTGTGTCTGAGTGACAAACGTAACTTCCGTAAAGACATAGACCCTACCTACAAGGGTAACAGGAAGAAGACTAGAAAGCCTGTAGGCTACAGGGCTTTAGTTGACTGGGCTATTGAGAGCTACACGACTTTCAGTAAGCCAGGACTTGAGGCTGATGACTGCATGGGCATCTTAGCCACAAAGCCCGACATGCCAAGCAGCCTGATCATCTCTGATGATAAGGACATGCAGACCATCCCATGTAACCTATACAGACCAGGTGCAGAAGAACACCACGTTATCACCAAAGGTGCAGCTGACTTGTTCTTCATGAAGCAGGTGCTGATGGGTGATCCGGCTGACGGTTACCCTGGATGCCCAGGCATCGGTCTGAAGAGGGCTGCAGACGTTCTTGGATCACGTCCTGACTGGTCGTTGGTCGTTCAAGCCTACCAGAAACAAAAGCTAACTGAAGACGACGCCCTTAAACAGGCACGTCTGGCACGGATACTCCGGTGGTCTGACTGGGACGATGAGAAGCAGCAGCCAATCTTATGGAGTCCAAAGAGATGAACCCTGAGTCATATGAACAGGCACTAAAGCGTATGCATGAAGAAGCAGACGCTGCCGACATGGTCAATAGACCACCACACTACAACCAGTCTGGAATTGAATGCATAGATGCCATAGCAGCAGCAACCGAAGAAGGTTACGAGTACTACCTGCAGGGCAATATCATTAAGTATCTATGGCGTTATCGCTACAAGAATGGCGTCCAGGATCTACAGAAGGCCAGCTGGTATTTAGACCAACTAATTAAGCGATTGGGAGATAATGATGACGCCAAGAGATAATGCTAATGATCACTACGGGATGACTATGCCCATCAGTCAAGAGATTGATATCATGAAGTACCGCCAGTCCGGTGAGGACTTCTACGGTAAAGTTGTCCGTATTGCTAATGGACTGAAAGACACTGACGTACACTTCGAACAGTTTAAAGACATCCTTCGTAACATGAGGTTTCTTCCAGCTGGACGTGTGCAGAATGCCATCGGTGCATCCCGCCAAACAACAGCATATAATTGCTTTGTATCCGGTGTCATCGAAGACAGCATGGGATCAATCATGCAGAAGGCTACAGAGGCTGCAGAGACTATGCGTCGGGGTGGCGGCATCGGATATGACTTCAGTAACATCAGGCCGAAAGGTGACCGGATTGTCAGCCTTGACAGCCTCGCCAGCGGCTCTGTTAGCTTCATGGGCATCTATGACGCTATTTGCCAGACAATCGCGTCCAGCGGTCACCGCAGGGGCGCACAGATGGGTGTGCTGCGGATAGATCATCCGGACATCGAGGAGTTTATCTCAGCGAAGCTGAACAGCGACAAGCTGACTGGCTTCAACATATCTGTCGGTGTGACTGACGAGTTCATGGAGCACCTGGACTTAGGTAAGCCATTCCCACTGCGGTTCGAAGGCAAGGTCTACAAGGAAGTTGACCCTGTCGCACTCTGGGATCAGATCATGAGAAACACATGGGACTGGGCAGAACCAGGCGTTCTGTTCCTGGACACCATCAACCGTAAGAACAATCTGTGGTACTGTGAGTCGCTGGAAGCAACCAACCCATGCGGTGAGCAGCCGCTGCCACCATACGGTGCGTGTCTGTTAGGCAGCTTCAACCTAGTGAAGTATGTCGAGGATCACATCAGTGAGCCTGGGATGCGTCGGTTCAACTTCGACAGGTTCAACGATGATATTACTGTCGTTGTCCGTGCAATGGACAATGTGATCGACAGAACCATCTATCCGCTGCCGCAGCAAGAACAGGAAGCCAAGAACAAACGACGCATGGGCTTGGGTGTCACTGGTCTAGCCAATGCAGCTGAGATGCTGGGGTATCCGTATGCGTCTCTTGATTTCCTGGCGTTCACGTCCACAGTCCTGGAAGGACTGCGCGACAAGGCTTACGACACGTCAGCTGACCTGGCTGACGAGAAGGGTGCTTTCCCCGCTGTTCAGTAAAGAAGACTACATGCAGTCTGAGTACATCAAACAGCTGCCTGTACACATCCAGGAAAAGATCGCTAAGAACGGCATCAGAAACAGCCATCTGACATCGATAGCACCGACAGGCACTATCAGTCTCACCGCAGACAACGTGTCGTCCGGCATCGAGCCGCCATTCAGTATGTACTACGACAGAACCGTCAATAGGTTCGATGGGTCTACTGTGGAGCGTGTGGATGACTATGCGTACAGACAGGGCGTCAGAGGTCTTACAGCCAATGAGATATCAGCTGATGACCACGTCGCTGTGTTGACACTGGTGCAGAAGTACATCGACAGCGCAGTCAGTAAGACGTGCAATGTGAGCGATGATGTCACCTTCGACAAGTTCAAGACGCTGTACTGGAAAGCCTGGAAGCACGGAGCTAAAGGCATAACAACCTTCCGCGCTGCAGGTAAGCGTTACGGTGTACTTAACGAAGTCAAGGACGACAGTGTGACTGAGGGTGCTGAGGCGTGCTTCATTGACCCAGAGACGGGGAAGAAGACATGCGACTAAAGAGACAGCAACCAACAGCATCATACACTGAGAACCAGGAGCGGCTTCGGCTGCTCTTGGCAATACCGGAGATCCCGCCCAGGAGCAGGTTCTTTAAGACCTGGGCTAGGACAAAGGGTCTGAACCTCAGGCTAACCAATAAGTAATACTGAGAGCACACAAACACAAACAGGAGACAGCAATGTATATAGTTCACTACAGATATTCTTACAGCACCGTGGACGAGAATGATTACGAGGCATCACACTTGGCAGAGGGATACAGACAGGCATTTGATTATGATGATGCAGGTCTATTAGTTGGTAAACTAAGGATGGAATACGGAGATGCATTAGAGTACTTTTGCATTGCCCAAGTCATCGAAAGCAGTCTTGACATGCCAAGGCGTACTGAGGGCGCAGCAAACGATAGGCTGCCTCCCTCAGCCACTGGCATACTAGTATAAGCTATATGCTGTAGTTTACAAGGGTACTACATGTTGTGTGCTGCACCTGTTGTAAACACAATATAGACGGGTGTACACCTATAGATAACAGTGCGTATTGATGTGTGTCGGTGCGTGCTGTGTGTGTCCGTGTGTTACGGGTGGTGTCTATGTGTTGTCTGAGCACATTGAGTGCCGATTTGTATAAACAATTTACAGCCCCTTCCGGACAATGTTCAGAAATGTCTAATGTCTAGACCTGATTGGCTACCCTACGACATGCTGATTGACAGTCAGCAATCACAGATGTCGTTAGTTTACAGTGACTTAGCCGTACCGAGGTGCTGATCAGAGTCTCATACACCCAAGATCTGACCCCCGTGGGTCTATTGTCATGTCGATTTCAAAAAGCCAGTAAACCTTCGACTTGTTGTTGTTGT